TGGCTTTTTCTGCGGCTTAGTCTTCAAATTATGGTATAAAGTTCCGTCAGGGTTTATCCGTGCGTCAGACGTTGCGTAATCGTTTTCAAGATGCGATGTATTATCGGCTGTTTCACGTTCTGACGTTTGTGCCGGTATTTCAATAAAGACAGTATCGGGTACGTATTCAATACGGGTTTCAACCCTAATACCAACGCTGTCTTGTTGATGAACGCTTTCAGAAAGGCGGCGGCTTGAAGCACAGCCGCCTATAATGAATGTCAATAGTAAGAGCAAGGGAAGATGTTTCATTTTTCAGATTGTCTTTAAGTAGTTGATAATACCTTTGACATGAAGACAGACAATCGTTTCTTTTCCAGCTTCTGACAGAAGAAACGCCACGTCTTCTTTATTGTCTTGAAAAAGGTTCTCAGTCAGAACGGCGGGGCATTTCGTGTGTTTCAAGATATACAAATGCCCCTCCTTGTCGGGGTCTCCGTCCGTTGTGTCCTTTCTAATTTTGAAGTCTGTTTCCTCTGCCGCCTTATACAGACAGTCTGCCATTTTATCGGCGGCTGTCTGACCGACAGAAGTCCACGCTTCCCATCCACGTGCGTTCATCCATTGAGAACCGTTTCCCGCTGCATTACAATGAATAGAAACGAGAATGACGTTCTTCGTTCCTACTCTGTCACAAATGGAATTTACACGCCGACACCGTTCGGATAGGCTGATGTCGTTTTCTTCTGTGACGATACGTTCAGCGTCAAAGCCTCGTTTCTTCAACTCTGATACAACTTTTTCGGCTATTTCTCTTGCGTATTTGTACTCTCTCAAAGAGCCGTCAGGGGAACGCTTGCCCGCCGTGTCAACCCCGTGACCGTTGTCAATTAGAATTTTCATACTCGTTCTTATTTATATTCTGGTAATAGGTATTGAATATTCATCGCACATCGGTGCATAATCTCTCTCGCTTCATCTTCTGATACATGAATCGGGCGTGTAAACTCACAGAAAATTGAACCGACCCAATCATGCTTGTTATCATTTAAACGCTTTACCACAGCCGCCTCGCATCCGTAACTTGATAGAATTGATTTTGCGTATTTGTCTTGAACCTGTGTGTCTATATCCGTGATATACATAAACAGGTTTTTAACCATATCAGAACTGAATTTAGCCACGTCTGCGATACGAAGATTTTGTACATGTGGCTTCATTGGCTCAACACCTTTACGCTTTACTTCATAATAGATTGATAACAGACTTTCATTTCCCAACGGGTGGGGCTGAACAATATAAACTCTGTCAGCGTCAAGTTCGTGAAGAATGTTCCATAATTCCCCGTAAACGATAGAAGAATTATCGGCTCGGCGAATGCTTTTGATTTCTTCATCCTGTCTGAACTTCTCAATTTTTAAGTCCGTGAGCTTGTTTTTCGTGTACTGATTATAAGCAAACCATGCGGCGATGATTGTGCCTATTGCGCTGATAATAGCTGGTAAATATTCCATAAGTCTTTGATTTTTATTTGCAAATATATACAAACTGATTACAATATAATCACTTTTAAAGTTGTTTAATTATAATCTCTTTTAATTCTGTCTATTGATTATTCTCGCTGTATAGGTCAGGGGATAACCGCCTTTGCTGCCACCTTTACTTGAATCATATATAAGCAACACCGTAAGGCTGTCACCTGCTCCCATTGCCACGCTGTCCCAGTGGTCGTTGTCCCAATGTACCAAATTGGGGTATTCAGACGTATTCCATG